CCGTTGAAAATGAACTTTCCGTGTTTGCCATGATGTTTCGGCTCATAATCAGCCTCAACTATCGCCCCGAATCCTTTGGGCTCGGTGACGGGTGGGATAACACCAAGAATCCTCACTCTTGCGCTGATTAACTTGTCTTTAGTTCGGCTCGTTTCTGGCAATAGATTAATAGCATCTGTAAGTAACGCGTACAAGTCGTCAGCAGTAACGGAATCAAATACTGCCCAATCTTTGTCCACCACTTTCGCGGGGCGAAGGTTGGTGACAGAATTTCTGGTATGGAAAGCAAATTCGCCGTTATCCTCAAGATAACGCAAATTCCATTCGATAAGAGGTGACTTTTTTCCTGCGTATTGCTTACCTTCGTATTCCCATGTATAAAGTTCCATTATTGCTCCTTGTCGGTTGATGAGATTTCTTTTAACAGCCATTCGACTGCCAAGTATTCGGCGGTTGTGTGTTTAGGTGTGTAGGTCATTTAATCGCTCCCATTAGCATTTCAAGAGTTACTTCAAGGTCATAAATAGTTCCTGAGTTATCAATAACGCGATCAAACACCCACTCATCAAGAGCAGTTTCTGAGATGTGATTATTTATTGGCGCGACCTTGCGTTCAACTCTCCAGACCTCACCGAATAGCCATTTAATGTTGTCAGCTTCATCGGGGAATCGAACATCGGTGACAACAACTTTATGGTCAGGCTCAACATCGCCTAATGCCAACTCAATCCACAAATTAGCATCTATGAGATTTCTGCCTACCTCTGTTCCAAAAGTCTGCATAAGTCGGCGAACCTCGGGAAGTTGCTTGGTGCGCTCCCAACCGAAATCATCAAAGTATTCTGAAAGGTGTAATGGGTATTCGGCGCGAGCAGTCACGATTGGATCAAGAGCAAACAGGCACTCTCTAATCTTGTCGGCAAAGGCAACTCGGCGATAGCCATAATGTTCAACGAGGATATTGGCGACTGTATCTTTCCCCGCGCCGGCTTTTCCTGAAAGGCCAATAATCATTTGCCACCCCATCCCCCACCGCGAAAATGCGCCGGTGTTGCTTGAATAACTTTGCTCATAGGCTTTTGGCATACAGGGCAATTAGGTACTGAGTCGTCTGTAAATTGCTGATACATCTCGATAGTTGAGGCATCGGCATTACAACGCCAGATATAGGTGGGCATTTAGAATAATCCAATCTGCTTAATGTCGGATGCAAGCCAAACGATGCACTCATTTCCGTTGGGGTTTTTGCGGGTTTTGCCTGAGTCATAAATCAATTCATCTTTGAGTAATGAGAGGCGAGTAGGGCGAAGGGTATCGCCAGGCATTTTGAGGATTGCTTGTAGCTCTTGATCCGTTGCGCCGTATTCCTGTTTATCAAGAATCAACTGATAAACCTTAGCGCGATTAGAACCAAATTTAGGCAGAGTCTTTTGATAAACGGCTAGGGAAGTGGCTCTCATTGTGGCAAACCATATTTCGCTATTGAAATTGCTGCTGCCTTTGTGCGTTTAGATGCCGCGTACCAATCGCTTGAAATGTCGGTAGGCGTTTCTAATTCCTCAAGGTCTTTAACAATCTGAGCGCGTAAATCTTTCAACGCTTGTTCCTTTTCCTCATCACAGGTCATTTGTTTTCTCCAATCGCAATTTGAGCGCAAATATCTTGAAGCTGAAGGAGTGAGTTCTCCAGCCCGTTTTTAACAATCTGCTTTCGGCGCGTTGTCAAATCAAGAGCGCAAATCTCGTCATAAATTGCCAAACGAGTTTTGGCTTCAATAACTGCTTGCATCCTTAGAACAATCTCTTGCCCTTCAGGAGTGTCCAAAATAAGTTGTTTATTCTTGATTTTCCAATGCTGGTCTTTGCAAAATAGTTTCATTCAATAGGCTCCTCAAAAGTTAGGGCAATCATAAAGATTGCGAATAAAGTTAAAACTACTGCGATCCAAAGTAGCGCGTTCATGGGTTGCACCGAAAGTGTTGGCAGGTTCCCATGTTGCACTCGCCGTGATTTTCGTGGCACTCGTCACACCAATCGTAACCGTAGGAGTGTGGGTTGGTAGTGCTTTCGCAATCGCAAGTTATACATTCGCAAATGGCTTGATCCTCTTTGACGAGTTCGAGAACGCGAACATAAATGTCTGGGAGTATTGGCTTAATTGACATTATTTTCCTCCCATGTAAGTTAAAGTGTCAAAAGTTTCCATGCCATCGTATTGCTGTTTAAGGGATACGGTTATTGAACTATTAAAATTTTCCCACCGAAAAAATTGCTGATCGCATCTTGGGCAATTTTCATCCATATCTTTCATAATTTCAATTGTTGAATCATCGGTTGATTCCCAATTACAAACAAGGCATGAAACTTTAATTAGACCGTGATAAGTAGCCATTTATGCCACCGCCAATTCAAAGTTCTTTACGCACTTTGGGCAAATGTTTTCAGGTTGCCATTTTTTACCAAATTGCCATTCATATTTATCATCACTAGCTGAACCCCAAGAAATATCTTGTGGTTCAAAATCCATGTTGCAATAAGAAATTGTTGTTGTGCGATCCAGTTTTTTGAAAATATGCCAACGATTTCCTTTTACAAGATGTTTTTTAATAAAATGCAATTTATCCATTGACTCTAATACTTTAGCCATTTATGCCACCTCGATTTGGCTAATATTAAAATCGCAAAAATGTTGTCCGTTATCAAACCAAACATCAGCTTTGCCGGTTTTGTAATTAATTGAATGTAAAATTCCGTATTCAACACCTGCAAGGTGTGTTACTTTTACAGTTTGTCCAATTTCCATTTATGCCACCTCACTTGCTAAATAATCGCGCTCAAATTGAGCTCTGCGTTCAGCAAGAAGTTGTTTTGTTTCTGCCACTAATTCGGCAAATGTAAGAGTTTCTAATCTTGCTTGATTAGCGTTTGTAGCCATTTGTTGCCTCCTGTCAGATTCTCCGTTCGTTCCTCTGACATGACAAAAGTTACTCCCTATGCAATGGGGAATCAATCATTTTCGGCAAAATCTTTATAACGATTTTGTTACTTTAGTCATCGAACAGATGTTCGCTTATTCCTCATCGGACTCTAGGGGCTGATCAAAAATTTCAATTTCTACATAGGCGTAAATTGCCCCCGTTGCGCCTCTTTTTCGCATCATCACAAGCTGGATTAGGGCTTCCCAGACTTCAGGCTCGCCGGTAAAAGTGCGACCCCCAAGAATGGTGACAATTTGGTGGCAGCCTGGGCAAAGGGCAATTAAATATTCATTTTCGGGATCGTTTTCTTTGCCAATTACATGGTGGCTTGATAAACCTTTTATATTTGTTCTTGAACATAATTGGCAGGTTCTTTCAGCCAATCCAATCGTGTTATTTCTCTTTCCTCCAAAATAACTTTGATTTGTTCGATAATCATTTCCGCATTGACGAGAGCAATAAATTTGCTTATTGGTGAATGGTATAAATTCTTTTTTGCAATTTGGGCATAATTTTTCGGGTAAATTGCTGTGTGTCCGGCGATGATCTATCCACCATTCCGGAAAATGACGCTCGATGGCCTGAGCTAGTGTTTCTGCGCTAAGACTATTTTTTTTGGCGAAAGTTGTTATTTTTTCATCCATAAAATCAATTTCATCTATGTAGCTTTTAAGGCTTGCTTTGTCGTAACCCTTGCCTCTTGGGATTTTTTTGCTGCCTTTATTGCCAGCGTGATTACCTAAACCCAAACGGGAAATTTTTAACGCAATTCCGGCGTAGGGTCTGCCTAATCTATGAGCAATTTGAGCAATTGTTAAATTAGCCTCTTTGAGTTTTTTTAATTCTTCATACTCTTGTTCTGTCCAATTACGATTAGCCATTGGGTAGTCAATTTTCTGCAAGCGTTCATGAACCGCTTGACCAGCCATTCCAAGTTTTTTGCCCGCGTTCCAAACCGAACCCGTTAATTGGTAAGCCTCAATTATTTGTTCGTTGGTAAATCTCGGTGTAATCTTTGCCATATCAACTCCTTGTTAGTTGGTCACGCCCTCGGTGGTTCGCGCCACGCGGGGGTCTTTAATTTCATTAGTTTATCAGTTTGACAGAATAGCTACTGGATCGGTGTGCCTTCCACCAAAAACTTAATCAAAACTCAATAGAAACTATCTCATCGGGAAGCATGAACTTCACGCGCCCCTCACCGAGATAGTTACGCATCCGAACTTCTAGCCCAAACTGTTCCTCTTCAATTTGAATAATGTCCCAGCGAGTTTCCCCGCGAACTAAGACATCCCCAACCTGAAGTTGTTTAGCCTTGCAAGTGTGTAGAGTTTTCATAAATCCCCCTGATCTGTAACTCTTACAGGATAAGAATGACATAAATTACTTACGAGCGCAAGTCATAGAATCGCTTCTGAGCCGTATTTAAGGCGATCTCGTAGGGATTTGACCTCGGCAGGGATTGGAACGCCCACAGGGGCATCTGAAGCCGAATAACGGGGTGGTGTGGGGGTAGGCGTGGCTGGCTTTTCGCGGTTTGTGTAGTAAGCCACCGTATTCACCGTTAATGGCTTGCCTTCAAGGGCAACAAGTGGAACAAGTTCGGTTAGGCGTTCAATGCTGACTTGCTTCAAAAGAAGCTGAATGTGTCCGGCAAGTTGCGCCCCCGATGGCTTGATCTCGCCTTTGAAATTGTCAAAATACAAAGCAACTAATCCCTGAACGCCGTTAGGCGTTGCAGTATTTATCTCTGTTCTCTGTTCTCTGTTCTCTGGATGCATTACCAACGCATTACTTTTTTCCCTGTAACGCATTACACGATCACGATTAAGTTCCTTTTTACGCTCAACTTCGGACTTTTGGCTCTGATATTCGGTGTAATTTATTATCAAAATTCCGTCAGAAAGTTGCTCCCAAAGTCCAGAATTTATCAATTCTTTTGTGCCTTTTACCTTAGAAATTATTGCTTTTGGAATAAATCCGTCAGTTAGGTACATCCCGGAATAACACAATCCTGAAATGTAATCTCTAAAAGCCCTGTCGCTCAATCCCACAATTTTAGGGTTTTGTGGAAATCCGTCATCTAGCTTAATCCATGTCATTTGCTACCCCCATCAATCGTTTGGCTAACCAACTTACTACTGGAACTGCTACTGCGTTGCCCATCTGTTTATACCGATGCGTGTCTGCTTGCCCTTCTGTCCAGCCGTCAAGAAAATCTTGAAGGCGTTCACATTCTGTTGGAGTCAATCGGCGAACTGTTGGCGAATCAGCAATAAATAATTGTGCGTGATGCGATTGTGGTGATGGTTGATGCCCCTGAAGTGTCAAAGCGATCTCCGTTTCTGTTGCGCTGAAATTGTTTGCCTTCGCATCTTCGCGTATTGAATAAGCCATCATTGGCATATTGTTACCACCAACACCAGCAAATAGACTGACCGCCTTCATTCAATCTCCTTCACGGCTTTAATGGCTACATCAAATACACTATCAACCCATGAAGCAAATGATCCATGAGGCAAATCCTGAACCTGCAACCAATCTCTGCGAGTGTTCTCTAATTGCTCAATAGCTTTTTGTTTTGCCTTTTCATTGACGGCTGAAAGGTGCTGAATAAGTAATTTCTGTTCGGCAAGTTTCTGCGATGGTTCCATTTCGTAAGCCTGTTCAATTAGCTCTAAATGATTGCATTTCCTTTTAGTAACCGAGCAGCGAAACTCATGCTCAAACTGAAAGGCTTTAATTGCCTCCTGAATAACTTTCACGCTTCACCTTCTTTGCCTTAGATGCCTCGTACAAGGTTCGCAAATTTACTCCCCACTTATCCAAATCCCGGCGTAACGCGCTAAGAAATGGGTTGTAAAAATCTTTCTTGGCAAGATACTTTCTTTCGACTCCCGAAACCCCGCCATACATTCCGTACTCTTCGCGGTTAGCGTATGCCCATTTAAGGCATTGCTGGCGGATCGGGCAAGTAAAACAAACGGCGCGAACTTGAGAAAATTCCAAACCTTTATGGCGTAGCAATTCCTCTTCTGAGAAAAATAAATCCGTACCAACTCCGCGACAGTTAGCAAGAGTCCAATCCACATCTGAATAAGAAATCTCATTTATTTCCCTTGACATCCAATTTCCCCCGTTGCATCGTAAAAAGAACAATAATGAGAACAAAAGAATCCAGCCGACTTCTCTGGAGCAGGTGGTTCGGTGCGTGACTGAACATCTTCCATCCATGCCCTAGCCTCATCTACAAGTTTTGGGTTGTAATCATCCTCCCAAACTCGAATGTCGCTCATCTTTCCATCACGGGGAATGAATACCAATCCAACTTTCTTAACGGGGTATTCTTGAGAGATAAGAGAAGCGTAGATATTGACTTGCATCTTTTGTTGTTTTGTAGGCAGTCCACCCTTAGCCATTTTCGCCAGGGTAACTGATTTCCAATCATAAACAGTTTCAGCTTTGCGCGAATAGAAATCACAATTACCCTTGAAATACTGATCGTGAAAATTACCCTCAAGGATAAAATCATCACCAAATACATCGTAAGCCTTCAACGCCTCATAAATCGCTGAGTGCATCGCTGTACCAATAATCGCGGCTAGGTTCTCCGTTTCAAAGTTGGTTTTCGGCGTTCCTTGAATAATGTGCCACGCTTGCCGGCGACACCCTCCAACCGATGAAGCCCCAAGAGCAGTTTGTTTAGAACGCTCTCGGTTGGAATCGGCATCTTTGAGAGCCGTGACAAGGGTTTTAACTATGTCCATTAAAGTTCCATGCTCGACTTGATAGAAGATGAAATTGAGCGAGTGATGTCCACCTGAGTTTTCAAGCGGTTGGCGTTAGCCCTTGCCGCCTTGACTTGAGCCTCTGCCATAGAGAGCGCAAAGTGCAACTCCTCGTTCTCAATAAGAGCCTGATCCTCACGCATGGTGACGGTCATTTTCATATCGGTGTGCGAGTTTTTAATGCGAGATTTTGCCATGCCTACTTCGTATTGGGCGGTAAGTTGTTGGAAACGGGTTTCGGCCGTTACCAAATCCGCGTGAGCCTCATCAATTTCTTTAGACAAATCAAAGAGGCGTTTTTCAATTTGTGCTGGAGTTATCACAGAACCTTACCTCCCCCAATATGACCTGCCCAAAAAATCATCCCGCCAAATACGGCAGTCCAAAAAACAAAGCGAACAACAGAGCGAACGCGGTAATAATTACGAGAACGCTCGCTAGTAGGTAGTGGGTGCATCATGCTCACTTTTCCAACTCCTTCTTGCGGTTAGAGATGACTTGGTTAAGAGTCTTGCCATCAATGACCACCGTGAGAAGTCCAGCCTCTTGTGCGCCGGTGTAGAACATCTTCAACTCAGCGACAGATTCAATTCCTGCAACTTGCTCGATTGCTTCCTTAGCGAGCGCAAGAGTTTCAGGAGATACGGTTGGAGTTGGCTTGTGTTCCTCTTTGGCATCTCCGCGAGAATCGGTAAGGTCAAACAAATCTCCCTTATGCCACAAATCTAAAGCCGCACCAAAACGCATACCAGCATTACGAAGCGCATCACCGATAGCCTCTTTGACTGCTTGAGTTCCGCGTGAGTTTCCTGAATCGCCATAACCAATACGAGTGATCCCGCAAACTGTTAGGCGAATCCATAGACCGCCCTTTTCATCGAGCTTAGGCAAGCCATCCTCGCCAATAGCAAAAGGCTCCCAAGACCATTCAAGGTCGGTTTCAAGAAGTCGCTTAGTAAGTGCAGCGTGACCTACATAATCCAACTTCATATTGCCTTTAGGAATCTGATTAATTTCATTAGGCGCAAATGGTTCAAGCATCTTTGCGACTGGATTTACTGCCTTTTCAGCCATGTCCGTTCCTTCCATGTTCTGCCCTTGTTGGCATTAGTTACACCTTAAAGCAGACCACCGACAAAAGGCAAGCATTTTGAGCAATTATTTTTGGTGTTACCCTTAGCCTATGATTGCGGTGCGGATGCAGATTTATGGGCTAGTTGTCGAAATTGACTCAGGCGATAGTTACCCAGACCAAGCGCACGACATAACCAATAGAGCGATTGAATCTTTTGCCTCAGCCTTAGATTTAGTGAAGGCGGCGGGAATCGTGGTTTATGACCCAGAGTTTGACCCCGAAGATTTGAAAGATTAGTATTTGCGCCCCCTGAAACGCAAAATAACCCCCACCGATTAAAGTGGGGGTTATGTGTTTTAACGCATAATTTTATACCTCTAGAGGTATAATTTAATCAAGCCATACTTGATATTGAGCCGTTACTCTGCCTTTAACGGGATCAACAAAGTGAAGTCGTTGGCTAGGCATACCTGATGCAGCCATCGAATCACGGGCGTATCTATTATCGGACTCAGTAGAACCAGTCCAGTAAAGGTTGTAATTCTTTTGAATTGGTTCTTGAGCGTGACGGTGATAATGTCCTAAATAAATATCATGAAAATCGTAATCGTGAGCGCCGGCTTTCCAACGGTTAGCACCTGCAATCCAAGCGGCAGGAGAGGCAAATCCTGAACGCCCCAACTCATCGCCGTGCATTAACAAAGCCCTGTAATTGCCCACAGCCACTTCCTGAATATCTTCTGGGCAATCTTCCCAAGTTAATCGTTTTTCGCCTGCAAGAATCTGCCTAGACATTTCATAAACCATGCGATCTACATTATCGTTCTTAGGTACTTCAGCGCGTTTGCCACCAATACGCCCATGATTACCCCATTCAGCCACTACGGTTACTTTTTCAAAGTTGGCAAGCATTACTCGAACAAAGTCCACGCATAGTCTAGATACGGTAGTAAATTGTCCAAAAAGTGAAGCATCGATTTGCCAAAGTTGCGCCGGGTAGTTGAAAAGTCCCTCGACCATATCCCCACCAAACATAACAACACATTCTTTAACGGGGTGATGCTCGCGTTGAAGTTCTGTCAAATGAACGATCTTGTCGGCAAACTGCAAAACTCTTTTACGCATTATCTCTGAGTTGTATGAAGTCGTTACCTTTGCGCCTTGCCAATCCGTTGAATGGATTAAGGCTACTTCGGGTTTGATTTTGCGCGTATCTTTATCGGGAGCAGGTACAGGCGGTATTTTGCCAAGCGCCAGCATTGCCTCATAAGCCCCACGATGGGTAGCAATAACTAATTCATCATTGCGAATCTTGGCTTTAGATAGTTGTTTTTGTGCGTTATTAAGAGCTTTACGCAATTCGACAATTTCGGGATCAGATTCTTTCTGAATCTTTTCTAGGTCATCTTCAAGACTCATCTAAAACACCTGCATTTTTTAGCGCGGTGTTTGTAAAGTGATGCTTTCCCAACTTTATATTTATTAGCAATAAGTAATTCGTAAAGTGATGTAGTGCTGACCTTAGAATCAGCAAATACAGTTTCTAACGCTTGTCGTTCTTTATCGTTAAGCGTTTTCCAAACAGTATTAACAGAGCATGGGAATCCTGTGACAATTGAGTTCTCTCGCAATTCAGCAAGAGCAGATACTAAATCCATAAAGCCCCCCTTTAGGTTGAG